ACATGATTGATCGTGTAGCAAATGAAGTTCTCGACTTTCACGAACAGATCAAAAAGGGTAATAAAAAATGAAAATGTCAGGTAAGCAATTCAAATCACTAATCAAAGAGTGTTTGAAAGAATTAATTCAAGAAGGTCATTTTCAACAAATGATGATGGAAAGCATGAAGCAAGTTTCAATGCCTTCTAATCCTCAAATAATGCCTCCACAAAACGGTTTCCCGCAGCCTCACTATAACCAAATGATGCACGGACACCCAGCCGCAGGAGCTATTTCAACATTGGCTTCGAATATGGCAAAAGGCAATCCAAATCAAATGAGTGCTCTCTACGAAATATTTTCAGACACGGCTGCAAACCATCCTCACGTTTTGGGAGATAGGCACGCTCAACACATGGGCGTTCTTCAACAAGGAATGCACCAAAGTTATCAAGAAAACTATCAACAGCCTCACATGCTTCAAGAACAACAAGAAATGCCAACGCCAGTTGCTCCTCCTCGTCAAGAAGGACAGTTTGCTTCTCGTTGGGCAGAGCTTGCATTCTCTAAGTCTCAAAGACCTCGTTGATTTTGATTTTGAACGTATATTTAGAAAAAGCTAAGGAGCTATTCAATGCCTTCACACAAACAAATCAAAGTCGAACCACCAGTAAGAACATTCGGAATGGGATCCAGTGATACAAGAGATATGCAAATTCTCTATCCAGGCTCTCCTGTGTATTCTGGTGAATACAAAGACGCCCAAGTTACTGCTTTGGCACAAAGCTTCCAAGATGGAACAATTAGTGATGAGGGACATACGTTTGGTACAGTAAATTTGGATTACGGTCCTTCTACAAGTAACCCTGATGGTGCTCCTGATTTTGCAGATGTTGAAGTTGGTGGCGGAGGTCTTCCGGGAAGTCCTTATGCTCCTAACATTGCAGTGGCAGCTGAGGATCCACACAACCCAGCAAACATTCCAGCAGCAGGTGTTGAAGCAACTCAACGTAAGCGCGGTGGTGGCGGAGCATTCAATACTCCTCCAGGCGCAAACACTGATGGGTTCGCTGTTCCAAAAGATACAGCAGAGAAAATTAGTAGCCAAAAGATTGGCAGATTGATTTACGGACGTTCAAGCAGCGAGTGATTAGAACATGAGTAAACTATATGATGAAGCGTTGGCAGATGCCAACAAAATTAGAGAATTGGCTGTTCAGGAAGCAAGAAATAAAATCTTGGAACAGATTACTCCTGTAATTCGAAGAGCAATTTCAGCAGAGATTTCTTCTGGAAAGACACTCCTTGAGCAGGAAGAACTTCAGTTTGATGAAACTGAAGACGGTACAGGGGATCTTGGTCTTGATACAGGACTTGATGCTGGAAACACTGGAGCAGATATGAATGCAGCTTCGGTTGAAACGACACCAGCTTCAATGGGTGGAGATGCTTCACCAGCCCCAGTACAACCGCAAAATGATATTGCAGGACTTCAACTTCCAGATGAAGACGGAAAGATTGTTGTTGATTTTGATCAATTGTTTGTTCAAACAGATGACAACGATCCAGAAGCTCTTCCATCTTCAGTTGATGCATCCTCATTGGATGTTGGTGCTCCAGCAGAACAACCAGCATTGCCATCAACAAACACACCAGAGAGTCAAGACGTAAATGCAGCAGCAGGACAAGAGCCTGGAGCAGAAGCCGGTCTTGACACATCTCTTGATGCACTTGCAGGTGTTGAGGCAGAACAAACAGAGCCAACACTTCCAGAAACACGTACTTATGAAGGCTATAAAACAAAGCTTTCCGAAGTATCAAACAAAATTGACAGAGCTTTCTTTAGAAAAAATACTCCAAGAATTGTGTTTGATAGTTTGAAAAATCAATTATTCTCTTTGGTAGAAACACTCGATTATCTTCGAGAAACGGGTGAAATTAATGCCAAAAAACAAAAAAATGAAGAGAATAAGTTAGAATTTCTCAATTTGAAATTGAAAGAAGCAAAATCCAGCAATAGTTATGGAGAAGAAAAGGGTAAGACAACGATGGCAACTCTTAAAGAAATGGCAGCAAAATTGTTCGAGGAAGAGAACCTCGCGCAAGACTCCGATTCAACAGGTGATACAGGAGTACCAACAGATGACAAGGCAACTTCACACGCACAATCAGTAGATGGTGCAGACGATGTTGATCTTATGAAAGAAGAAAGCACAAACAGTGATCTTGAAGATGCTGGCTCACCATTCGGTGATGGTTCAGAAGCTTCCGGTGCTGAGACTGCTTCAAAAGATGTACACGACAAATCAAAGTCTCTTGCTGCAAAGACTGTTGCCGAGTCCGAGGAGTTCGAAGTTGAAGAAGAAGAGCTTCGTGAAGTCTTCCGTCGTCTAAAGAAAGAAAATATTGCACGTCTCAAGAAGGCTTTGAAAGAAGCTGATGAAGGCGGTCACGCACTTGACCTTGAGTGGGAAGAGGGCGGAGCAAAGATCGGAAATACCGACAAGAAGAAAATGGCTATGGCAGAAGACATGGATCTTGGTGAGTACAGTGACATGGGTGAGGGTGACCTTGCTATTGACATTGATCACGACATGGATTCTGATATGGAAGGCGAGGACGAATTCCTTCTTACAGTAAATGGAATGGATCTTGACCTGTCTGACCTTGGCGACGATGAAGAGCTTGAGGTTGTTGATGACGCCGAGGGTCTTGGTGCATCAGATGATTTTGGTGGAGATGACCTTGATTCAGAGCTTGGTGGAGATGAACTTGGTGGTTCAGACCTTGGTGACGAGGGTGAGGAAATGCTCCTTGATGATGAGTTGGTTGAGTCCATCCGTCGTAAGGTTGTTTCACAACTTAAGAAACTTCAAGAGTCAAAGACCTCAAAGAAGGCTCCTTCAAAGCCACAAGCACGCAAACCAGCTCCAGCACCAGTTCGTAAACCAGTAGTTAGCGAACAAGCTAAGAAGATGGTTCAAAAAGCACTTCTTGAGAAGAAGAATCTTGAGAAGAAGCTACAAGAAGAAAGACTAACAACGGCTAAGCTTGTATATGCAAACCGTTTGTTCGCTCGTGAGGATGTTACAAAAACTCAAAAGATTAAGATCGCAGAGTTCTTGGATAACGCAAAATCTCTCGCCGAAGCAAAAGATGTTTATCTTAAAGTTGAGAAGGTTCTTAACGAGAAGGCAAGCAAAGGACAGAAAATGCCAGGTTCTACATCTGCGACAACCAAGTCGGGATCTCCATCGGCAGCCCTCCGCGAAAGCTCGTATGAACCAGCAATTGGTTCCTTCGAACGTTGGCAGGTCCTTTCAGGAATTAAGAAAAAGGATGCCGACTGAATAAAATTTGGTTGATAAGTTACAAAGGTGAAATATGAGTAAATTTACACTATCGCAGTTAGCGGAAAATCTTCACAGATCGAAGGTTGCAGCAGATGCACCTCGTCTTGTAAAGAAATGGAAAGAGCATGGCTTGCTTGAGGGTCTTCGTGGTTTGAAGCGAGACAACCTTGCTATCCTTCTTGAGAACCAGACAGCAGAGCTTCTTCGCGAAGCAAACTCCCTTTCAACGGGTGGAGCAAGTCTTGTTTCAAGTGGTCAGGTTGTTGGTTTCTCTAACGTCGCATTCCCAATCGTCCGTCGAGTATTCGCAGGATTGATTGCAAATGAGGTCGTTAGCGTTCAGCCAATGAGCCTTCCATCAGGACTTTTGTTCTATCTTGATTACACATACGGAAACAACGTTGGTGGCGACGCTGGTGTTGACCTTTCCGGAACAGGCGGAGTCTACGGATACGCTCGTGGTCAATCAGTCTACAACAACCCAGCAGGCGCAGGAGTTCGCTCCGGTTCACTTGCAACAGGTGGTATGTATGACAACGTTGGTACAGGATACAGCCGTGTTCATAAGACAGGTGTTGTAGCTGTTCTTTCAAACTCCATCGGTGCTTGGGTTTCAGGTTCAACTTGGACCCCTGCTGCAACCGTTGGTTCTTCAGCAGATTTCACAGGCTTCAATGCACGTTTCGTAGATTACGATTCGAATGTTGAGCGTGACGTTGAAACCGCAGTCCTTGACTACGCTTTCGTTCACGTTTCAGCTTCTCTTTGGACCTCAGCAGTTGGCGGTTTCGACAGCTCTGCTCTTGACCAAATCGTTCTTTCACGTTTCGCTGCAACCGCAGGTCAACCAACGCCAGGAGGCGCTGTCGCATGGGGTGAAAACTACCAAGGCGGAGCAGGCGTTCTCAACCTTCGTAAGTTGAACAAGCGCGGTAACTTCGATCCTGTAAACGGAACCTTCGTTCCAGATCCATTCAACGGAAGCCACATTCAGTTCGTTGTTCGTTTGAGCAACACTGGTGCAGTTCCATCGGGTGAGTTCGTAACTGGTTCGGCTGTTATCACAGACGCACTCTCAGTAAACAACGACGGTGCAACTCTTACGATCCCATCGTTCGAGTCTAACTTCGCTGTTGATGAGCCATCACCAAAGATTCCAGATGTTGATATCAAGATTGAGTCAACCTCTGTGACTGCAAAGACCCGTAAGCTTCGTGCTAAGTGGTCGCCAGAAATGGCTCAAGACCTTACGGCTTTCTACAACATTGACATTGAAGTTGAGTTGACCAACATCCTCAGCGAAATGATCACGTTGGAAATCGACCGTGAAATCTTGAATGACCTTCTTACGCAGGCAAACGCTGCAAACCTCTTCTGGAGCCGTGCTCCAGGACGTTTGGTCAACAAGTACACTGGTGGTGAAGCTCTTCAGAACAACACCCTCAGCCCAGGACCAATGGTCTACGCTGACGTTCAACAGTGGTACCAGACACTTGTCGAGACAATCTCTGACGCTGCAAACACCATTCACACAAAGACGCTCCGTGGTTCAGGTAACTTCATTGTGACCTCACCACAGGTCTGCACAATCTTTGAGCACATGGTTGCTTACAAGCCTCAGTACAAGATCGATAGCGATGGACAGGTTCGTGATGGAATGACAGTTGGTGCAGAGCCAGCAGGTCAACTTAACAGCCGCTACACAGTCTATAAGGATCCTTACTTCCCAGCGAACAAGATTCTTATCGGATTGAAGGGTAACACTTTCCTTGAGAGTGGTTATATCTACGCTCCATACATTCCTCTTATCCTTACACCTGTGATCTACGCACAGGAGGATTTCACGCCTCGTAAGGGTATCATGACACGTTACGGTAAGAAGATGGTTCGTTCGGACTTCTACGCAACCGTTACGGTTCTTGATATGGGAATAATCTAATTTCTTTGTAAACTAGAATGAACACTAAGAAAGGCTCGAAAGAGCCTTTCTTTTTTGTCTTTCCGCTAGATATGCGAGACAACTTTTTGCTTTGAAATCACTCTAAATAGAGGTGAATATGAAGTTGTATTATCATGGCAAATCAAATCAAAGCGGGATTTACAAAATTACAAACGTTCAAAATGGAAAGGTGTATTATGGTTCAACCAAGAATTTTCGAATGAGAGCTGTTGGTCATTTGAGTGATTTAAAAAATGGAAGACACTCAAACCCACCGCTTCAACATGCCTTCAACAAGTACGGAGAAGATGCCTTCATGTTTGAAGTCGTTGAGATTGTTGAAAAGGACAAGACCAAACTTCTTGAAAGAGAACAACATTTTCTTGATCAGTTTTTTGACGAGGGAAAGAATTGTTATAATGTTTGTTTGAAAGCGGGTTCTCGTATTGGAAGCAGAAACAAGAAACCCTATAACCCAAAGACAGATGGAAGAGCAACTTCTCGTACAGATGCCATAAAAGCCATTGTGAGCCAGAAGAACAAGATCACATGGAACACTTCAGAGAAAAAGAAGGAAGCCTCAATCAATGCCTATAAGCGTTGGAACAAGCATTCAGCAGGCATTGAGGTCAAGAACTTGTCTACAGGAGAAGTCTGCAAGATTGAGGGTTCAGTTCGGGAATGGTGCAAAGAGAGAAACCTCTCCTACAAAGCATTTCATTTGATGGTACAAGGAAAGACGAAGAGTTCAGGAGGGTGGGTGAAATTATGATATACCTTTATCATGTTGCCAAGGCAAACACAGTTGAAAACATCCTAAACGAAGGTCTTATTCCATGTAAGACAAAAGGAATAACT